CTTGTTTTGTTTGATAGAAGTTTCTGTATGATTGTACAGGATCTTCGACGATACATTGAGGGAATGAAGCCATTGCTAGTTTAAATGGTGTCAAACCTATGTGAGGAATATTGGTAGGTGGAATTGATAAGACGTCATCAAGCTTACTTTGAGTTGAATGTATCTTACCATAACGATAAGTGTATTCGAGACACAATGCATAGAAATGATCATAATGCCATATATAGTTTTGTATTGATTCGCGTGTCCATACAGTCGATGGGTGATTAAAATGGCATGCTTTATATAACGTGCGTTCTAGATGAGCATTTGGATGTTTGAAGTATTGTAACATACTACCTGACTTTGATGGTCTACGTTCCATAGTGCCGTCAACCATACGATGTACAGTTGACAACATCTGTGCTGATTCTACAATCATTTTAACCACATGTTTGTCACACTGCAATTGAGCAGCAACAGTTGGGTTTTTATCTAATATGAATATATTCACAGCTATCCTCCTATATTACTTTTCACTATATCTGATTCATCAGACAAATTAGTAAAATGTATAGTACACGTATCCTTTGTGATAGGCATAGCAGTAACACTTTCACCTTTTAATATTGTCCACTCCGTACCTGTATCAAATGTAAGTCTATAGATTGCACGTTGCAATTCTGATTTAGTCATTGTATCTCCAATCTTCTTAATAATATTATAACACAGTTTCATAAGTTTGTACACTATTATTTACACTTGCTGATTTAGAAAACTCAATATCTAAATCAACTAATCCATTAGCTACATCTCTGGCCATAGCTCTTATGTCATCTAATATAATCTGACATTCTCTTTTATTATACGAACCACTTACCTTATATCTTTCTCTGTGAAGGCTTATAGTTCTATTATGTAGTACAGCAACCTTTGCATATACTTCTTCGACACTGTGTGAGATTTTTATTTCCTTTCGTATATTACATCTGTTATTTGTGTTATATGTTCATCTAATAACATTTTATCGTATTTCGCAGTCCTAAGTTTTTGTATCTTTCCTTCATTTTTTAATCTCCGTGCGTATCTTTTATAAAATCTTGAATGGTGTTTCATACGTTCTACTTGTGACGACAACATGGGTTCTCCTTGAAAGTAAAAAAAGCTGTCCATGGAAATGGCAGCTTTTTGTAAAAATTAAGATGAATTGATGAACATTGTTATTTTATTAGGCTTGGAAATGCCTCCTTTACGATCTTTTCTGTTATCTTAGGTATACCTAGTTTTTTGTTTACCATTTTTACTATAATCTCCGCATCTTTAGGGTGAATAGCTTCTAATAATCCAACATAAACTTTTTCTCGCTTAAAGGCTGGCATGGCATCGCCTTGACCACCTTTTACAAAATATGTAAAATCACGGTTTTTTCTAAGCAAATTTGATGGAGTACTCTCAGGCCTATTAGGCTCATATGGTGGAGCTCCGGATGGAACTGTAAAAATTACAGCGGGATCAAATGATGCTCTGAGCACATCCTTTAAAGCCCATGACTCGTATCTACGTAATATTGCAATACGTTCTTCTTTGGTTTTAGCTTTACTAGCTCCATCGAGTATTTCATATATAAGGGGGTTTGGTGGCATTTTCAATTTATAAATTCCTGTACGTTTTCAAGTAATAGTCTACATTGTTTATTGACCAAGAAGGGAAATACTTTTGCTTTATTACCTATTTGATCTTGGTTATCAAACTTATTTATAATATCAGTTTTTATAGTATCTGGACATTCACGTAGATCTATCATCTTTTTGTTGCGTAAATAGTTACGGTATACTTCATCTCCTTGAGACTTAGGATCTTCTACGAGTAAATCACGTAGCTTCTTACGAAGCGGAGTTTGTCGTAGACCATCAGTAAATGTATTATCTGGTGATAGTACATTCGGTACACCATCTGATGTATCGCCTTGTAGAATATGTTCTTGTAATACGGTTCGTGGATTCTTTTCTACAATGAATTTCTTTTGCATAGGTGAGTATTGTTTGACATTACTATATCGCTGTAGCTGTGCAAAGTCTTTATCTGAAGATACAATCATGACATCGTCATATTTGCCGAACTCTTGAGTTTCTTCGACTAGCTGAGCAATACAGTCATCTGCTTCGCAGCCTTCGATATGCATAACTTTATATGGAAAGTTTTCACGTATCTCTTCACGTACCATAGAAGTAATACGAAATACTTCTTCCCAGTTCATTGGTGATTTAGCTCTTGTTTTCTTACGTGATGCTTTATATTGTGGGAAAAGCTCTTTGCGCCAGTTTCCACCAGCATCTGAACATAGTACAACTTCACCGTATTCTTTGCCAAACCTTTTTCTATACATTCGAATAGAATTAAGTATCATATGGCGAATTACATTCTCATCAATTGCTAGTTTTTGTACCATAATATTGGCAATAGCAATTCCATTATAATCAATAATAATCATTTAGCGCTCCTTTGACACTATTATAGCACGGTTATAAAGGAATGTAAACAGTTAAATTTAATTATTTTTATGTTGGTAATGTAACAACTCCGCCTGCTATAAGGAATGCTCTGTTCTTCATATGCTGCTCTTGTAACTCTTCTTTAGATCCGCCATAGTAATCTACCGCGTGCCCTTCATCAATCAACACCTTTGTTACGAGGCGTCCATCAGCGAGTTTAAAATCACCTAACACACGACCAAACTTGCCACGCTCATCTTCTCCTGATCGATCTTTAGTTGTAACTAATATACAATCTTCTTGAATAAGTTCTTTCAAGCGTGCTGCAGCTGCTTTACCAAATATTTTTTCTATTGGATCACTTGTTCTACTTTCAGGTGTGTCAATACCCATAATTCGAACTCTTTCCTTTTTTAACCATATGCCAAACCCTAGATCAATATCTACGTCTACGGTATCACCGTCTACAACTCTATCTAGTTCTGCTCTATATTCATACATTTCTTATACTCCAAAAGATTCGCCGCACCCACATTGGGCCTTGGCATTGGGATTTATTACTTTAAGGTAGGATCCACCTAATTCTTCGACATAGTCTATAGTACAACCAAATACAAACATCTCAGCCATTGGATCTAACCATAGGTTATCGACTGTTGGTTTTTGATCTGTTGTACCCCATTCATACTGAAAGCCAGAACATCCACCACCTTTTACAGATAGTGATACATTTGGATCGCCTACTTTTTGCATATAGGCTTTTGCATTTTCTGTTAATTCTAATATTATCATTTTAATCCAGCTACGTGCTTTCCATGGATTTTGCATCCAATAAAATTATTATAATATTCATCACTTAACAAAACATTACGATCAAACTGCTCTCGTGCTTCTAGGTAACCCATGATACCTTTCTTAGCGCACAAATATAGTATCTCTCTTAGAAATCTTTCGGCATTTGAGATTTCAACTAACTGCTGAAGTTCCTCATTTGAACCGTAATAACTCTTCCAGTTAGATTCTACAATCTGTGTTCTGCGTCTTGTCTTACCCTTTAAAGGTTTGAGCTTACGCGTATTCCAGAATAGTTTCTTACCAATGTATTTTCTATTAGTATTCAAATCGGTTACAAGATAGACAAATCCCATGTATTCTTTTGGGGCTTCATCATATAATTTATTTTCATAATACCACATGCTACTATTTATACGTCATCTATTCGTATATTTCATCTTCCTTATCTAGAAGTACAGGTCTCGTTGCTGTACCACATTGTGGGCAAAATTCTGGCTCTTCTCTTGATACTATGTGGCATTCTGCATCACATACATCACATTCTACAATATAAGTATCCATTAAAAGTCAATCTCACATGCACCACCTTGGCAGGCAACAGCACCAATAGTATCTACGTCAGTATATTTCTTTTCAGTAAGATCATCTGTCCATACAATTGGTACAAAGTTTTTATTAATCTTTTCCCATTTATGTAATAGATGAGAATCTTTTAAGCAATACTCAGCCATCTTCATATCAGACTTAAGATAGTTGTCTGCAAAATTATTAAACCTGCGAATCCAATCGCGCTTAATACTATTAGCTGAATTATCCAATGAGATATCGTCACCGTAACCTTGAGCAGTTGCACAAGCAGTCCATAAGTTATTAAAAGCACCAAGAGCGTCAACCACAAGGCCGCTAGCAAATATAGCACTTGTTCCATATTTCTTTACCATTTCTTTTGCTGATATTACACTTGTATTCGGCGCTTGATTGAAGTCTTTATCTCCAGTCATAGAAAGAAATGATATTCCAGCAAATGAATGTCTATTCTTATATACGTATTCTTCTACTTCATGCCAATCATCTACGAGTATTGTATTAGATACATTATGTCGTACGCCTTTATCAGCACATAATTCTATATTTGTTCCGGCATTTACCCAATGCTGTTGAACAAGTTTAACCTTTTCAAGATGGTCAACACCAATCAGATCCTCTTTTACATAAGAACCTTTCTTTGGAATGATAGGAAACGACACAACAACATCACTGTTTGTTGCAGACCATACACTATCTTCGACCATATAAGGATTTGCTTTTTGGATTGCTTGAGTTACCTCAGAATCTTTTGTCATTTGTACATTTCGTATGTACATTTCAGAATGTTCAGCATGGATTCCAGATGCGGTTTGTAACAGAACACTTGCATTACCAGATGGTTTAACACAAGTAGTACGAGCTGCTGCATTAATACCGAGTAGTGCTGCAACTTCTTTATTAATTTCTTTAACTATCTTAGCACCTTTTTCAAGGACTTTTTTATCAAATAATACATCTGGATTATTCATCCAACCTGTAATAGAAACACCGATGAGTGCTTCACGATCAAAGATCTTTTTACTTGTATCTGATAGGAATTTAAAATCTGTATAGCCAGCTTGCATTGTACCAAGAATAGATCCGGCTCTACATGCTTTATAGAAGTCTTCTTCTGTATGACACATGCCGCCATTGATCTCAGTGAGGTTACAACCTTGCCAACCAGACTTACCTTTGATTTGTGGATACATACCAATCTCAACACATGGATTAGTTGTATGCTCAGTACTTTCAACGAAAACAAAACCTGGTTCGCCAAATTCACGTACTGATTGCATAATATGACCGAACTGTTCTTTAGTTGTTTTGTCTCTTACAATGACTGCACTGTTGTTTGATCTACCACGTTGTGGATTATCTACAAACCAATTGCCAGTCTTTGCTGTCATCATTTCTTCGTCAGTAGGCGAAAATAAACATATAGTAGCAGAACGGCGCACGCCCCCAGAAAGGACTGCGTCAGCAGCATGCATGCAAATGTCATATACATTAATAGGGCGTAAAGCTGTTGGATTTTCATTGGTTAATACTATGTCCTGTAATAAGTGTTCTATTTTATCGAGAGCTAGTCTTAATCCTTCTGGACCAGGTGCTTTAAATCCACCTGATATCTTTGCACCTTTTGGTCGTATGAGACTTAAATCAAAGTAAATCCTTCGACCTGCATAATCTGGGCATTTACCACCACCTACAAAATATGATGACATAAGAACATCAACAGCTGTTGCCCAACCTTCGATTGAATCTTCTACGATATGACTCTTAGGTTGTTTTGTACGTAGTGTAACTTTAGGAAGTTTTTTAACGTGATGTGCCTGTACAGAGAAACCAGCACCAGCACCACATAATAACATATAGAATATTTCACCAAAGAACTCTGCACGATCTGCATATGTAGATGTACAGTTATACATTC